TTTTGGATTGATCCAGCCTAGTTATTCCATGTTCAGAATCTGAACCGCTGAGTTTAATGTCTAATGACTACACCTATAAGATAGGTATATTGGCTAAGCAAGAAATAACAATATGATCTTTATGTTTAATTATTTTAAAACATCTAAAAGACCTAAGATTTCAAAGAAGGCTTGAATTTCTTTAAGAGAAATTAAAGTTTACTTCAATGAAGTCATCTGAGTTTCGCGTATGTCAATATTAAAAGATGAGCTTAGTATTTTACAGGTAAGAATCTATACTTTAGTTAGAAAAAGTGGCTTTCAATTTACTTTTAAGTATTTGAAGGCTGTTCTTCATCTAACTGTAAGATTCTTGTCTGGTAGACCTATTCTTGTATACTCTCCCAAAGGGAGTCCATACATAAGGATAGATTCTAACGGTTTACCTAAAATTCTTCCTCTTAAACTTCGTCGTTTTCTTATCGATTGCGACTTAGTCAAAGATTCAAGAGTTTTAGGAGCCATTCTTTCTTTAATTTCTATCTTTAGAGTATTTCCTACACATGTTAAACCTAAATTAGATACTATTGTATCTTCTTTTTCAGGTTCTGTAAAGACTTTTAGTCATTACAAATTAAAATTAGCATGTGAGGATTTACTTAACGATACTATTAATCGAAAGCCAAACTTTGTTTGTAAAATTATTGGTGGTGAATCAGCTGGTCCCAACGGTTTTAAAGCCGCTTGGACTAGTGGTATAGACGCTTTAGCGTTTATACATGAACCTAAGTTATTATTTTCATTATCTTTATGATTTTGAAGATATTCTAAACTTTTGTTCTTCTGATTATACTTTCTTATTATACTTGGAATAATTCCATATATAATATTACTTATATTATCACCAGTTCTAAGATCGAACCCTTTAATAGCAGGTAGACTTTCTGTTGTATATAATGTTGCTGGTAAAGCCAGAGTGATTGCTATCACTAACTGGTGGATACAAGCAGCATTTAAACCTCTTCACGATGATCTTTTTAAAATATTAAAAGACATTCCTGAAGATGGAACCTTTAATCAAGATAAACCTTTAGATATATTATTATCTAAGGATCTCGATTCAAAGATATACAGCTTTGATCTATCTGCGGCTACTGATCGTCTTCCTATGGAGATCCAACGTGACATTCTTAATGTTATATATAATGATTCTATTGGATCATTATGATATAATATATTGAAGTCTATACACTGAAAATATGAAAATTCATATTTTAAGTATGAGGTTGGGCAACCGATGGGAGCGTATAGTAGTTGAGCTATGTTAGCGATTACTCATCATGTTATTACTAGATTAGCTTCATTAGAAGTTAATTTAAGCAATTTTTCAGATTATGCTGTTCTTGGTGATGACTTTGTTATTAGAAATGACAAAGTATCAGAACAATATCTAATAATTATGAAATTATTAGGTGTTGAAATAAATTTAGATAAATCTGTTATTAGTAACAGATTTGCTGAATTTGCCAAACGGTTAAAAGGGTCTAATATAAATATTACTCCAATAGGTCCAGGTTTAATCCTTAGATTTATTAGAGATAAGTTTTATATTGGGTCACTAATATCTGAAGCAATCAAATTAAAATGATTTAATAATATTGATGACGTTCTAAACCCTGTATTAGAACGTTTCCCTAAAAGGGGAAATATCCTAACACTAGTTCTGTGGGTTTGCTCTGGAGCTGGAGGTGCTTTTGTAGCACAACCGAAAGGTACTGATCATCCGTTAACGGATAGAATGATACCTATTTTCTTCGGTCGTTACATAAGTCCAGATAATATAATAATATTAAATGGTCTTATATCCTCAATTGGTCTGTCTTTTATTAAACAGATCAGATGGGATCTCCAAGCTCAGAGAAAGCTACTAATGAAAGAAATTGAATCTCTTTATTCTTTTAAATGGAATAAAGTATTCGTTTCTAGATTAGTACCCACAATGATTTTAGAATCACTGCTTTTGGCCTTCTCTCCAGGTTTCTACTTATATTTATCAACATTTGATAAAGCTTGAAAGGAACTGGATATGAAATTTGATCTTATCAATTCAGGTTTTACTGATTGAGAAGATATTTCTAGATTAATATCTATGGATACATCTTTAAACTTTATTTCTATCGACTGATCTAATCGAAAAGCCGTTAAAGAAATAGGTTTAAAGTGCACTAAGCTTGTTAAGCTTATGCAGGATCATTTTGATCAACATGTTCCCCATAAAAGAAATCATAAAAAGAATGCTAATCGTATAAATATAGCAATCTTTTAATATCCATGCGCTTCTTTCATTAGAAGAAACTTGGAAAAG